GCTAATAACGTAGCGATTGGAAGCGGGGCTATGATATCTAACACTAGCGGTAGTGGAGTTGCTATTGGTAAAGATGTTTTAAGCCAAAACACTACAGGGCATTCAAATACAGCGGTTGGTTATAAAGCTCTTGAGCAAAATACCACCGGATCAAATAACACAGCTATGGGGCTTTCAGCTTTAGCAGCTAATACCACAAATGGTGGTAATACAGCAATCGGTGATACCGCTTTAACTGTTTCAACCACTGGATATTACAACGTAGCAGTAGGGTTTCAGTCGGGTGATTCAGTAACGTCTGCAATAGAAAGTGCGTTTGTAGGAAGAGCGTCAGGAGCAGCGGTTACAACTGGTCACTATAATACTTGTTTAGGGGCAAGTTCTGGTTCATCGATAACAACAGGTGGTAGTAATGTTTTTGTAGGGAAAGACGCTGGAGACAGTACTACTACGGGTGGTCAAAATATTTGCCTTGGTCAGAATGCCAATAATAGTAGCTCAACAGCAAGCAACGCTATTGTTATCGGCCATGATATTGCTCACGATTCTGATTATTTTACTTTTGGCAAAGCTTCTAACATTGTTTACAACAATTTTACCGCTAATAATAATTGGACATACAATTCGGATGCAAGGTTAAAGACTGATGTGCAAGACAGTGCGTTAGGTCTTAGTTTTATTGATTCTCTAAGGCCGGTTACTTTTAAATGGAAGAAATCACAAGATTTAGATTCGTCTGATCCACACATGGCTTCTGTTTATGACCCTGATAGAAACCGCATGGATTCAGACACAATCAAGTATGGCTTTATTGCGCAAGAAGTTAAAACTGCAATAGATGACGCTGGAGCGTCTAATTTTCCTGCATGGGACTGCCCTAGCTCTGGAATTCAAGGTGTATCTAAAGAAGCATTGGTTGTGCCTTTGGTCAAAGCAATTCAAGAACTTTCCGCAGAAATTAAAAAACTTAAAGGAGAATAGTAATGGCGATTAAGAAAACATTAACTGGGGCAATCCCCTCAAGCGAGGGAGGAAAAGTGACTCGTTGGCAACTTGAAATGAAGTACGAGCAAGGTACTGAAGGGAAAGATGATTACTACACAAGTACTAAACAAATTGCTATTAATGCGACTGAAACACTTGTCGGTATAACGACTACTAACTTTACGCCAAAAGCTGAAGGTGATTGGACTAAAAAAGAGCTTGAAGATCTTTGCCCGACAGCGCAATGGGATGTGGTTTTTGCTAGCCAATACGATTCAGTAATTACGAACCCAACTGTTAATCCTGAAGCTAATAACGATTTTGTAATACCTAGCAGTTAATGGAGCCGCAACACTTTTCATTCCATACGTTGCCAGCGGTGTTTATGCTGGAGGCACAGCTATCTGAAAGCATGGTAGGGAATCTTAACGACTACCTCGATAAGTTAATGGTAGATGAAAAACGTAGGAGCCATGCGGGTACGTTGGTAGGTCAGATAGGTCATGGTCAGCAGCTTACAATGGATCACCATTGTGAAGAGCTAAAAGACTTTAACTGGACGATTCAGGGCTTGGCAATGGATTATGTGAAGCAGTTTTGCGCTCAATCTGGAAATCCATTAAAAGGCAAAAGAGAAGTTCTTACAGACGAATTGTGGTCGGTACACAGCTACGAGCGTGACTACAACCCAATCCACGATCATGGGACTAAAACCATTATGGGAGTCTCCTGTACTACATGGACAAAAGTACCCCAACAAATCCTAGATCAACCTACAGCGGGAAGTCCTGAGTACAGCCTGTATAACTCTAGTGGTAATGTAGATGGTTGCCTCGCGTTTAGTTATGGTCGTAATAGTTTATTAGATACAGAGCGATTAGCTCCTCCACAAAGTTTTGTGATTAAGCCAGAGGTCGGGAAGTTCTTGATGTTCCCTAGCTGGTTGACGCATATGGTTTACCCTTTTGAGGGTGAAGGAGAACGGCGCACAGTCGCTGCAAACTTGAATGTATGGAAGGTAGAGGAAGATGGAACAAGACACTAAAGCAGAAGTTGTAGAGGAAACTGAGGTTGTAGAGCTTCCTCCTAATCCTGAGATGCTAACTACTAGAATGGACGAGCTTAGAGAACAGATTGCTCAAATAACTCAGGTTATTAACTCTAATCAAAAACAACTCGATACACACATGGCAGCATTTAACTGGTATGCGCAACAGTTGGAAGCGGTTACTCCGGAGCAAGAATAATGGCTGCAAAAAAAGCCCAATCTAAAGTGTCAGATTCTCAGACGTTGAACGAGCTAAAAACGCATCAAAAAGAATGCACTTTAAGATATGAACGGATAGAAGAACGGTTGAATGAAGGTTCTGAAAAGTTTAAAAAACTAGAAATGATGATTTGGGGAGTGTATCCATTTATGGTTGCGACTATAGTTGCAGCTAAATTTTTATAGTTGTGAGCTATGCCCTTACAAAAGTTTCTATTCAACCCAGGAATTAATAAAGAAGGAACCGCCTATACAGCTGAAGGAGGCTGGTTTGACGGTAATTTAATTCGATTTCGTAAAGGATTACCAGAAAAGATAGGCGGGTGGGCTAAAAATTCTCTTAATGCTTATAAGGGAACAGGACGTAAACTTCACGCTTGGGTTAATCTTCAAGGTACAAAATTTCTAGGCATAGGAACTCGTCTAAAACTTTATATTCAAGAGGGAGATGCTTTTAATGATATAACCCCTCTTCGTTTAACTACGAGCGCAGGGGATGTTACTTTTTCAGCCAGTAATGGTTCTTCTACCATTACGGCAACAGATACAAATCACGGAGCAGTAGCAGGGGATTTTGTTACGTTTAGCGGAGCTGCTACGTTAGGCGGTTTAGTCACCGCTGCCGTTCTTAATCAAGAATATGAAATTCTTGCGGTTACTTCAGCTAACGCCTACACATTTACTGCAAAAGATACTTCAGGAACTACGGTCACTGCTAATGCTAGTGATAGCGGTAACGGTGGAAGTAGTGTAGTTGGTGCGTATCAAATTAATATTGGACTTGACACTTATGTTCAAGGTTCTGGCTGGGGGTCTGGTACTTGGGGTAGCGGTACGTTTGGATCAGTTAGTGCGTTAAGTGCGTCTAGCCAGTTACGGTTATGGTCTATTGATAATTTTGGCGAGGATATGCTTTCTTGTGTAAGAGCGGGAGGTATCTTCTTTTGGGATAATTCAGATACCGTTTCAGTTAGAGCTAAAGCGTTAGAAGATTTAACAAGTGTTAATTTACCGCCGACCGTGGGGCTTCAGGTAATTGTGTCAGATATAGACCGCCACGCTATTGTATTAGGAGCAGACCCTATTAATACTGACGGGACTGCACGCACGAGCGTTATAGACCCGTTACTTATTGCCTTTTGTGACCAAGAAAATATATTAGAATGGGAGCCTAAAAGCACTAATACGGCAGGGTCTCTAAGACTTTCTTCAGGGTCTCAAATTATAGGCGGCATAAGAGCGCGTCAAGAAGTACTTATTTGGACAGACACCTCGTTATACAGTTTACAGTTTATCGGCCCTCCATTGACGTTCGGACTAAATCTAATTAACGAAGGGGTGGGATTGATCGGGCCTAATGCAGCTGTTAATTCTCCTGCTGGTATTTTCTGGATGGACCGTAAAGGTTTTTATGTATATAACGGTTCTGTGCAAAATATACCTTGTTCAGTACATAGCTATGTGTTTGACGATATTAACGAAGAACAAAACTTCCAGTTTTTTGGATTTTTAAACCGACAATTCAACGAAGTAGGTTGGTTTTATAGCTCTAGTGACTCTAACTTACCTAACCGTTATGCTGTGTTTAACTATGTGGATAATGTTTGGTCTATAGGACAGTTAGATAGAACGGCATGGATCGATGAAGGAATAGAAAACAACCCTAGAGCCGCTGGTGCAGCAAGCAGCAGTTATTATATTTATGACCATGAAACTGGTAACGATGCAGACGGTTCTCCGATGACTAACGTATATATCGAGTCAGGAGACTTTGATATAGGAGAAGGAGAAGAGTTTCAATTTATACGTCGTATGATACCCGACGTTAAATTTACAGGGACCGGTGGGTCTGGACAACAAATAAACACGGTGTTAAAGACTCGTAACTATCCTGGTGATTCTTTAGCAACAGATAGTACGAACGCATTTACAGCAACCACTACGAAAATAGACATGCGAGCACGTGCAAGACAAGCCGTAGTTCGTTTCGAATCTGATGATGATGCGTCTGAAGGAATACAACTAGGAGTAGGCTTTAGAGTCGGTGGCACTCGTTTAGATCTTCGTCCCAACGGTAGAAGATGAGCAAGATACTACAAGGGCGTTTGCCCCTAGTTTCTCCGTACACGAATCAGTTTGTTGATGTAAATACGTTCAATAGATTCGTTCGTATATTAGAACTTAGTTTAGATGCGGTTGATTTTGACGCAACACCTCAATACACCGCCGAAGAAATAGATGAGTTACAGTTTCCAACAGGAGAAGTAATCTGGAACTTAACAGAGGAAGTTCTTCAGGTTTGGTTAGGTACTCGTTGGGAATATCTTTCTACACCAGAGACTTCAGGGCTGAGTGCAACCGCTACATTAGGAACTATACAAGTAGTTGCAAGCGGTAATATAACGGTGGAGATTGACTAATGAGTGAAAAGTTAAGCGAACATTTTACACTAGGTGAGTGTTGTAGAAGTGAAACAGCACAGCGGCATGGTATAGATAATACCGCTACTGGTGAGGAATTAGAGAATTTAAAACGAGTTCTAGAAAATGTAATAGAACCAGTTAGAGTGCACTACGGAATACCGTTTACTCTTAATAGCGGGTATCGATGTCAAGAATTAAATGCGGCAATAGGGTCAAGTTCTAACAGCCAGCATTGTAAAGGACAGGCAATAGACTTCGAGATTCCAGGAGTAGATAACGATAAAGTAGCTCGATGGGTAATAGACAACTTAGACTATGACCAGTTAATCCTTGAGTTTTATGACGGGGTAGACCCTAACAGCGGGTGGATTCATGTTTCTTATGTCTCTGCTGGAGAAAATAGAAACCAAGCACTCGTATACCATGGCAAGCAATATACGCCATTTGAATGAAAGGAGCAGTTTTAGCTTTTATGTTAATTACTGTTATAGAAGGTAATGTAGTTGAAGGCGCAGACCAAATGTTATTTAGAGACGTCCATAGATGCCAGCAGTTCGCATATTGGATAGAACACAATTGCAGGGATACCCGTTGTAGAGGAGGAATTAAACAACAGAATATAACTGCGTATTGTAGACCTGTAATGGCAGGTGCAAACCAAAAATTTTGGGATTGAATATGGTTAAAAAGTTACAAGAAAATTCTGTTTGGGCTAAATACGACATAGACCAAGACGGAACAGTTTCAGACGAAGAGCTGGAACGAGCGACACAGATGATTGAGTTAGACTTAAGAGAAGAGAAACAAGACTCTCAACGTAGAATAGCATGGGTAGCGATGGCTTCTATGGTTTTATATTCATTATTACCGTTGTTACCGTTTGTTCCAGAAGAACGGCTTAGTACCCTTTCTTCTCTTTCGGATATGCTCTTTCTTTCACAAGCTTCTATTATAGGTTTGTATTTCGGCGCAACAGCCTATATGTCACGTAAACCGTAGGGGTTTACTATGATTATTGAATCAGTCGCCGCTGCGGGTGCGATACTATCGACCATCTCAACCGCCATAAATAAACTAAACGAGGTTGGTGATGGGGCTAGTAAAGCTGTTGAATTGATGCAAGGGTTTTCTGATGCGCTAGATTCGTTTGAGCGCGATAAGAAAGATTCGGTTATTAATAACCTCAGCTCACAGGAGCTTTTGAAATTGGAATCAATAAAACATAGACGTGATCAGTGGGAAAAGTCACTCCACGATATGCTCGTGATTCACGATCCAGCATTATTGCAACGCTGGGACGATGCAAAAGCTCGGCAAAAAGCTGCTCACAAACGTCAGATGGAAGCGATAAAAGCTAGAGCCGCTGCTAGAAAGAAAATGCTTCGACAAATTTATTTAATAATGGCAGTGAGTGCTATTGGCATTCTTTGTGCGTTTATTTTAATTGGAGGGGTTATACTGATCTTTAAATGATGGGTTTTAAATTAAGTGCAGGACTAGGGTTGGCTTTATTACTTTTAGCAGGGTCGTTTAAGCTGTATTATGACAAGTCTCAGGCTGAGATTGATGCGTTTCATATAAGGTTAGAACAGTCAATCCAGAACCAAAAAACCCTAGAACGCACTATAGAAACTCAAAACGAAAATCTTAAAGAAACCATTAAAAACCAAGAACTTATGGTTGCTCAAATAGAGAAACTAACCGATGAAAATCAACAAGCACAGGTTGAGGTTGAAACGATTAGAAAAAAGTTCGCAAAGCACGATCTCAATGTGCTGTCTTTGAGAAAACCTGGATTGATCGAGAATATAGTGAACCGAGGCACGCGAGCCGTCGGAGCGGAATTTGAAAAACTTACTAACCCGTACCAGTTTAATGAAAGCTCTAATAGTATTAGTATTGCTCCTAATTAGTGGTTGTTCATGGTTCGGGGACTCAAAACCCTCGATACCTGAAGTCCAACCAGTAGAGGTTGTAACGGTTGTAAAAGATGCTCCTATGTATCATCCTCCGTTACCAAACGCAGTAACTTTTCTTCCGGTAGAATGGAAGATATTAACTCCTGAAACGATGGAGGAGTATTTAAAAGATTTAGAAGAAGGGAACGCTCCTGCAAATGCTTGGCACTCTCTTACTTCTAAGGGTTATGAGAACTTATCAGGTAATATTGCGGATATAAAACGCTATATCCGTCAGATGCTTTCAATAGTAAAATATTACCGAGAGTTTGACGAAGAACAGCAAGAGGAGCAAGAAACAGAGTAATGGCTTCTATATACAGTGATGAAATGAAAGAGAAGATTCTTGCGGATTTCTCTAGTAAAAACCCTAAAGTCTCTGCGTCTATCATAGAACGCTTCGGAGAAAACCCTCGTAATAAAGGTATTGGTTCGTTAAACGTCGAACAGTATCGCGATGCAGTAGATGCACCGCTTTATATGCGAGACGGTAGCGGAGCTGCTACTTCAACTCCAACTCCTCAGTTAACTTTTGGACAAAAATTAAAAGAATTTATCGCTCCTGAAAAACCTGATTTGACGTCGATGGATGTTGTAAGTTTGTTAGGTAATTTGTATAAACTGTTTACAGCAGGAGACGACATAGAAGCCCCTGCTAAAGCCCCGCGCTATAGAGCACCTAAACCTACAGAAATAGAAGGAGTTGGTGGTATAGGTATGAACGACGGAGGAACCGTCCTAAACCGTAAACTGTTTCTTGGCGGGGGTGAAGTAGACGGGATCGGTGGTGAGCGAGATGATTTAGTACCGATATGGGCTAGTGATAGAGAATACGTTGTATCCGCTAACGGAGTACGGCGAATGGGAGGGGGCAACCACGCACGTGGGATTGCAGCCCTTGATGAAATAAATAACGATGGAAGGCTTGTCTAATGGCAGATCCAGCATATAGTTATCAGAGACCGGATGCTTATCTTTACAATTTGTTAGCCGGTCAGGGCGGTCTCCTTCCAGGAGTTTCTCAATATTACGCAAGTCAGTTTGAAAATTTAGGAGCTGCAGACAGCAGCCCATTTACTTATACAGGTGAGCGTATTGCAGGATTCTCTCCTAGAGAACAATATGCAATGCAACTAGCCGACCAAGGCGTAGGTGCGTACCAACCTTATTTCCAACGTGCTGCTGGATTAACCGAAGATGCTCTCGCTACCCAAGGAGCAGGAGCTTCCGAAGCAGCAGCCGCGCTACGCCGCGCACAGGGTATGGGGGAAGATTATACGCGGCTAGGTTTAGATACGCTTAAAGAGGGTTATAGACGCGGAGATAGGCTAACGGGGGAGTCTGCTAGGAGGTTAAGAGATACGGCTTCGGCTCAGTACGATCCGTCGACAGCTTATAAAAGCTACATGGATCCTTACGAGGATGAAGTAGTCCAACAAGCGATGAAAGATATTCGTGAATCTTCTGCTCAGGGAGATATCGGTCGACGAGCCGGTGAGATTGGCTCAGGGGGCTTCGGAGGTTCTCGTTCTAGGTTGACTCAAGCTGAATCCGAACGAGCAAGAGACCGTGGTCTAATGGAAGCAGTATCCGGTATTCGTTCTCAAGGCTATCAACGTGCTCAAGAGCAAGGTATGAGCGAGTTTGGTAGACAACAACAGGCTCGACAAGATGCTGCTACAGGACTGGCTGGGTTAGGACAACAAAGATTCGGAATGGCGTCGGCTACAGGACAAGGTATTGGTGAAGGCGGCCAATCTATGTATGGTATGGGTTTAGGTACAGGACAAGGATTACAAGCTATCGCTGGCCAGTTAGGAGGAGCACAAACAGGTGCGGCAGGACAGTATCAAGGTTATGGCGCGGCGATGCCAGGATTAATAGCAGGCGATGTACAGTCTCAACTAGGTATCGGCGGTATGAATCGAGCTAGAAACCAAGCTCTAATGGATCTCAACTACCAAAACTTCGTAGGCCAGTACAACTTACCAGCTCAGTTGTTCCAAGGTTACGGAAACTTCTTAACAGGCGCAGGGCCACTGCTAGGTGGTACAGGATACTCTGGTCCAACATCACAGACCGGTGGAACTACTGCAACGTATGGGGCTAATCCTGGAACTTACTACAACACCTACGGCGGCGGGACATACGGATAATGGCATACCAGTTTCAACCAATAGGGCCAGCAGGAGGGAAAGGTCTCCCTTCGATTCAAGTACCTAAGTTACAAGCAGCTCCTAAACTGCAAACCGGTACGCCAATCAGAGCTAAAGAAGAACCTGATACTAAAGATCAGCTTACGGGTGCCCTATTAGGAATGGTTGCTCCCTCTTTAGGTAGACTGGGAGTAAAAGGACTTGGTGCATTATTAGGTAAAGACGCACCTGATTGGTTAAAGTTAGAAAAAGAAGATGAGCGTATTGCTCAAGAACAAGCATTAGAAGACAAAAAACTAGCTGAAATGTCTGTTCCGGAACGGTACGAATATAAGAAAAGAAAACAAAGAGTAGAACAGTTTTTACCTAAATATGAAACTCCCACAAGACCCACGGCCCTCGGCCAGTTTATAGAAGGATTTGGTTCCATTGCTCCTGCGTTTTTCTTAGATGAAGATGCAGCAGATCCTTATATAAAAGGAGTACAGGCAGGGACTAAACGGCTAGGTGATTATGACGACAGTGTTTTACAAGCCGCTCTTTCTAGGCTAGAGGAACGAGGTAAAATTTTAGGCGAAGACTTAAACTTAGACAGAGAAACAAAATACTCGGCTTATGCAGACCCAGAAACGAATGACATCGTTCAGGTAACTAGGGACGTACTTAAAAGTTCAGACGGTCAAAAACAGTGGGTTATAAGCCAAGGTGATCCTAAAGTTGATTTTTATATTGACTCATTAACAAAAGAAAAAATTAATGTTAAACCAGGAGAAGCCTACTCTAATAATTTGATGATGTACGACGGTCAAGAAATTCCTAGCGCACAGCATGTAAACTTTATAAACACAGAAGATGAATCAGAACGTGCTTATGGTGTGTTTTACCCTGAAATAATGCTACCTGACGGATCTCGTGGGCCATTAACTGTAATTCAAGACCCTGATGGTGGCCCCTCTAGAACTATAGATCAATGGAGAATGGCTGGAAAGTCATGGATACTTGACCAGCGCGGCATAAAAGATGATCCAATGTTTAGAGGAGGAAAAGGAAAAATTAGAGAGTTGTTTGGAGACCAAGATGCTGCGTTTCAAATGCTTAACGAAGTACTAGACTCTGGACACGTTGTTTTATCTATAGCTAAAAAAGCTGTAGATGAAAAGGATCCAACTGCGTTTACAATGACAGGTAGAGCTTTTAACCAAATAGTAAACACGTTTAACCAAGAAATAACTTCTGTAGAAAAAGCTGTTAAAGATTTTTATGGCCCAGACGCTGGGGTTATAGACCTTGTTACAGCGCAAGCAGCAAACGCAACCGCACAAGGACAAGCCTCTGGTAATGTTTTAAGTGTGTTTGCAGCAGCTCAAAACCACCGAAACGCTTATGAAAATTGGGCAGGAGGAACTCGTAATGCAGCTCAAAAAGCAGCTGATCAGGATTTAATAGATGCTTTAGATCGTTTAGAAGGAGGCACTTCTGGTCAAATTTTTAACAGCCGTACTGGAGCTGCTTTTAGTTTTGGAGATGCAGACGCTATTAGAGATAATGTGGTAGAACGAGGTCGTCTCATTGCTGCTCAAATACGACTAGCTTATTCTGCTGCTGCCGCTTCTGGTCAAACTGGTAGAACTCTATCAGATAAAGACGTAGCTAATTTCTTAGAACAAGTTGGTTATGGCTCAGGAGAGCCAATGGACGTAGGTACAAGAACCGCAGAGTTTATAGCTACCCGAATGAGGCAGTTTGATACAGCAAACCCAACTTTTAGCAATTTAACTACACTGTCTGCTTTGAACACTCCTAACGCTATTAAAACTTTAAATGAAGACATTGCTAATTTATTTAGATTGGATGCTTCTAAATTTAAACAGTTAATGGAAAGGGATGAAAACGGTAATTTTGTTTTAGACGACGAAAAAGCAGATGCCCTTAGAGCTGAAATTAGACGAGAAATTGCATTAAACAGTGGTGGAAGAGCTACTCCGTTTTTTGGAATGGATCCGACAACAAGACGTTTTAAATATTTAGGTTATCAAAGACAGTTTAAAAACAGAGCGGCTATTGACCCTATAGTTAGAAAATATCTTGAGCCTAATGGATATTTTGATACCTTTAATATAGACCAAGACACGTTTACATGGAACAAACTAACTGAAACACAAAAAGCACAACGGGACGCAGAAGCTGTAGACACTAGCAGAGCAAGAGATCTACCTTAATTATGGCACAAGCACCTCAAACAGTATCACAAGCAACCAAATTAAAAACATCTGAAAATGGGTTGTTTTATGTAAGCCCTATCTATGAAGAATTTCTTAAAAAAAGAAGTCCTGCTTATGCTAAACCTCACGCATTAGAAGGCTCTACAGACACAGTAGGGAGACACAACAAATTAGATGTTATTAGAACAGCCCCATACGAAACAGATATAGCATTTGAACCGACCACTGCTGGCGGTAAGTCTTTAGGTATGTTTTTTCCTAACGCAGAAGAACGCTTTAAACAACTAGATTTTTTAGATAATGTACTAGATTTTTCTAATCCTTATATGGAGGAGTATCGTAAAAGATTAGAAGAAGCAGGCTATACAACAGAAGAACTAGAGTCTTTACATAACCGTGAGCAATATAACCAATTTTTGCAGTATCTAAAAAACACTAAGGATTTAGAAGGAATACCATACACGCCAAGGGTAAGAGAAAAAGAACCCCCAACCGCTCCTTTCTTACCGATACAGATGGCTGTTGAAAAAGGTGAAGAGTTTTTATTTGGATTAAACGAAGAACAAAGATCTCAAGCCGCAGGTCGTGCCGCTGATCCAGATATAGACTATATGTCTCTCGTTAAAGATAGTGATTTAAAAGTTGATGATTTAGATGCTTACAAAGATTTAATCAGAAGCCGTCAGCTAGGCTCTCGAGAACCAGACGTAATTGAAATGGAAGACGCAATTCACCGTTTCGATCCTACAGCTAAAATTTCTCCAATGGATTTTAAAAATCCAAACGACGGTCAGTTTGTAGTAAGAAGTGAATTATTAACAGGTGGCAAACCTGTTCCTTTTGGAAATATTCAGCCAACAGAAGACCCTGAGTCAATGTGGGTTGAAACTAAAATTATATTAGGACAAGAAGCTCCCTCCGCAATAGTTGGAGGTGGTTTCATAGCGTTAGCTCGAAGAGGTATTGAAAGGCAGATAAAAGAACAAACTAAACGAAATGCAGACCGTTTAGAAAAAGGCGATCTAGATCTCGAAAATTTTGGTGTTTTTAGTAGAACAGGAAGAGTTTTAAAATTAGCAGCTGTTTCTGGTTTAGCAGAAGCTGTCGCAGAAGCTACACGACTTTACACAGGTAAACTAACAGGTCGTAACCCCAGATTGTCTGATACTCAAATTTGGCAAAAATCTGGTCTCGCAGCTGCATATGCTGCGGGAGGAGAGTTTACAGGAGAACTTGTTATAAAAGCCTTCGGTAAAGTAAAAAATATGTTTACTGGAGAACGGCTTCCTGAAACACTCCTTGCACGGTTACGAGCTAGTGGTGAAGTGTTAAGGAGAAGAAAAGAAAAATTAAAAGGAGAACTAGGTGAGGCTGATCTCGATATTTCACAAGCATTACTTAATGAGTATGTAATAGATGCAGGAGGAGACGTAGGCGAAGAGCTTTTTTCTCTAGGAGACTTAACTCAAGACAAAGCACTGCAAGCTATCGAAAACAATCTTTTACAAGTTATGGACAGAGGGTCAGACGGGTATATAGTTCTTGATCGTCTCTTAAATAACCAAGGTAACGCTTTAGACCGTTACTATGAAGCAATCAATATTCGATTGCGACCGGATCAAAAATTTGGTCGTGAACAATTTAATGAAATAGTTAATCGAATAAAGCGTGAAAGAAGACAAAAACAAAAAGAAGCCGTAGAAGAAGATATTTACGGTATTGAGCAACAGCTTGACTTAGAAGAAATAATTCCTGGAACTCGTCCTGACGCTCCTGTTTCTGATTTAACAGACTCAGTTCAAAAAATAGTCGAAGGTGGAAGGATTGACTATCCTGAATATCCCTCTGAAATTATGATGATGTATCGTCAATACACTGACCCTATACGAGAAGAGTATACAGAAGTATTTGATAAAGTAGTGGCTGATATAGACGGTAATGATTTTAAACCTTACGAAGAAAAACTCGTTACATTGCCTAAATATGTTAGCAAGCAAGTTCAAAAGATGGTCAGAGCTAATAAACCTGAAGATAGAATCTTTAGCACAACTGATGACGCAGAAATTGCAGAAATTATGAGGACGATTTTACAAAATCGTGCCGATGAGGGTATTAGTATTGAATTACTAACTGCTCCTCAGCCTTTTACAAAACAACGAGAAGTTTCAGTAAGAGAGTTACAACAAACAATAGACGGTTTAGAAGATCTTTTTAGGTCGCATCAAAACCCAGCAGTAAGAAAAGAAGGCAAAAAATTAATAGCTGGGTTAGTCGAAGCTAGAGAAGATGCTTTTAGAATTCTTTATAAAAAAATGACAG